GGCGTTGTTGTAGATGCTGAAGATATGAAGACTGGTAAAGAACGTAAATCGGTTCGTTATGGAAATATGGTCGGTCTTCTTATTGAAGCTACAAAGGAACAGCAGGTTCAAATTGAAGAACAACAAGAACAGATAAATAAACAGCAAGAGCAAATTAATGAGCAACAAAAAACTATTGACAAATTAGAAAATATGGTTAAAATGTTAATAGAGCAAATGAATAAATAATTCATAACCCCTAGAACTAAACGGAGAACTAAAATGGCTTTTACTTATACATATGCAGTTGAGCGTTTAAAAGTTAAAGACGAAGTCAACAATGATGGAGTCACTTTACGTAACGCTGTTTGTAATACATATTGGACTATCACAGGCGAAGATGAGGACGGCAACGTCGCAACTTGGTCTGGCGCAACGCCTTTTTCTGCAGCTGCAGTAGGTGAAGATGATTTTACAGATTTTAACAGCTTAACAGAATCAACTGTAATTGGTTGGATTCGCAATGTTGTTGAAAATGACGCAGGTTATCTATCACATATTAACGAGCAGTTGCAGAAGCAGATTGATCTCGAGCTTGAAGATGAAGTTTCATCTGATTCACTACCTTGGGCATCAAGTAACACTACACCAGCACCATCTACGGCTAATACGGAAACAACTTAATGTCTACAACGTACGCCTGGAAAGTTGTTGAAATTGGTACAAAGGACACTGTAAATAACGATAACGATGTCCTTACAGATGCTATTGTGTCTGTGACTTGGAAAAAAACAGGAACTGATATAAGTGGCAATGTTGCTACTTATGTCGGTACTACCAATTTAGATCCATCGGGTACGGCCGCCGCAGATTTTATTGCCACTGATGATGTAACTTCAAGTAATATTATTGATTGGTTGGAAGCAGTTATTTCAGATGAGCAAATGGCAAAAATTGATGCAGCTATTGCTCGTAAGATTGAAAAAAATCAAATTTCAAAGAGAGCCTTTACAGGATAAGGGCTCCTTTTTTTATTATGACTTTATTATGGAGGACCAATGCACGATTTGCATATGGGTGGCCTGACTACATACGCTCTTAAAAGAGGCGGATCTTTACACCCGATCATAATCCCTAAAGAAATAGTTGGAAACGAACAAGGAATTATGAATCCTTCTGTATATGTGCATGAAGGAAAAGTTCTTGTTAATATTCGGCATATTAACTACATCCTTTACCATTCAGAGTCTAAAAAGTTTCCACATGCTTGGGGTCCTTTAGTCTACATTCACCCACAGAATGATGTAGCTCTTAAAACCACAAACATTATTACTGAGCTTGATTCAGATATGAATTTAGTTACAGCCGGCCGTGTAAACACTTCAGAATTTGACACTAAACCTACTTGGAATTTTATTGGACTTGAAGATGCTCGTTTATTTGAATGGGAAGGTAGAATGTTTCTTTGTGGGGTTCGTCGCGATTGCTATGACGATAAAGGCAAAGGTCGCATGGAACTTCAGGAAGTTGAGTTTATTGACGGTGAATGGAAAGAAGTAGGTCGGTTTCCAATTCCAGCTCCAAATGGTGATGGTAGTTATTGCGAAAAAAATTGGATGCCTATTCTAGATATGCCATACCATTTTATCAAATGGTGTAATCCAGTTCAAGTTGTAAAATTTGATATTGAAAATGGAACAACTGAAGATGTAGTATGTGATCCAGAAAAAACATACAATTTTATGCCTGATATGAGAGGTGGATCGCAAGTTTTAAGAATAAATGAAAACCAACAAATGGCATTTATTCACGAAACAAGTTTATATAAGGATCCATTTAATCGTAAAGATGGTAGTTATCAACATCGTGTTGTAATATTTGACAATGATTGGAATGTAGTACACCGCTCAGTTCCGTTTTACTTTATGGGTAATGCTTATGATCATGCAAAGAGTACTGACTATGTTGTTGAATTTGCAGTTGGCGCGGCATTCTATGGTAATGACATTCTAATTTCGTTTGGTGTGTGCGACAATTGCTCATATATATTACGTATGCCACAAGATGTTTTTATGTCTTTTTTGAGAGGTGAATAATGATTCAGCAGTTATTGAATGATGTAGTATTAGATCATCAAAATGCGTATAAACTGTATGCTTTGGCTTGTGAATATGATAAATTAGAGCAAGGCGCTGGAGCAGCTACATTCTATATGAGGGCTGCTGAAAACAGTAATGAACTTGTATTTGAAGAAAGATTTATTCAATACAAAGCTCTTATTCGAATGGCTTTAATATATCATCGCGAAGGTAATCGAGATATTAGTGCTCGTAGCATTTTTAGGCATGCTCTTACTGCAATGCCAGAAAGACCAGAAGCCTATTACATTTATTCTAAATGGCTTGCAGATCGCCATGAATGGCAAGAAGCACTACTTATATCAACTCAAGGCCTTGGGTGTGGAAGCTTTGATAAAATAGATTCGGATTTAGAATACAAAGGTAAATGGCAACTCGATTTTGTGCATGCTGTTTCTAAATGGAAAGTAGAAGGTTCTGATAATTCTAAAAACTATCTATTTAATTTTAAATTTAAAACAAAGCATGATAAAGATCATGAAATTATGATTGATCGTTGGATCAAACAATCAGGATATCCAAGCACTATCTCATACACTCGAGATCAAATAGAAGATTATAAGTTTTCTTTCCCAGGAATAGAAGAAGTCGATAAAAATTATTCTAGGCATTTTCAGGATATGTTTGTCTTATCTGTTCTTGATGGAAAAAGAAACGGCACATTTATTGAAATAGGATCTGGCGACCCATATGTTTTTAATAATACTGCTTTGCTTGAAGAAAAATTTGAATGGAGTGGAATATCTATTGATAATGACGAGCGATTCTGCTATCAACATTCTCGTAAACGCAAATCTCAAATATTAAACGCAGACGCGGCTCAAATAGATTATAAACTATTTTTTAAGATGAATTGTGTGGAAACTTATACAGACTTTTTACGCATTAATGCAGAAGGAGCATCATTTGAAACATTAAAAAAGATTCCATTTAATACTCATGAATTTATGGTAATTCAATTTCAGCATAATGCTTGTTGGTGGGGCCCAGAGCTTCGAAAAGAATCAAGAAAAATATTATCTGATATTGGTTATGTTCTTATAGTGCCAGACGCGGCAATGTCTGAAACAGAAAATTATGAAGACTGGTGGGTGCATCCTCAAATAGCAAAGCTTAAAAGGAATATGAAAGCACCAGAACAAAAAAACTTTATTTACAAATATATGATGAAGGACCAAAGAAAATGAGAGTAGTTGTTGTAACCGGAGGATTTGACCCGATTCATTCAGGACACATTGCTTATTTTAAAGCAGCTAAAGAACTTGGTGATATTTTAGTTGTTGGCGTAAATAGTGATGAATGGCTTACGCGTAAAAAAGGTAGACCATTTATGCCATTTGAAGAGCGACGTTCAATTGTTGAAAATATTAAATGTGTTGGCAATGCATTTGGTTTTAACGATGACGATAATAGCGCAATTAAAGCAATTGAACATGTAAAGGATATGTTTCCTCGTAATTCAGAAATTGTATTTGCCAACGGCGGTGACCGCACTAAAGATAATATTCCAGAAATGGTTTTTGATGATGTTGAGTTTGTGTTTGGAGTTGGCGGAGAAGACAAAAAGAATAGTTCAAGTTGGATTTTATCAAATTGGGACAAACCGCAAACAGAAAGAAAATGGGGCAAATACCGCGATCTCGACTCAAACGGTCATTGGAAAGTTAAAGAATTATCAATTAATCCATATGCAGCTTTAAGCGATCAACGCCATTTTAGTCGTTCAGAACATTGGCATATTGTTGATGGTAATTTAGAAATGACTCTTGAATTTCCAAATGGTTATAAAACTTCAAAGGTTTATAAAACCGGAGAAAGCATTGACATACCGCGCAAAACATGGCATCTTGCAACCAACATTGGTTCAACTCCATGCAAGGTAATTGAGGTATGGATGGGCGATATCTTATCAGAAGAAGACATTGAAAGAAGAAATTGATCTGGGCCTTGTTGCATTCTTTATAAATAAACAATAAAGCATTGCACAATGGGGAAATCCAATGGCTCAGCCAGCATCAAGAGACGAATTTAAAGACTATATCCTCAGAAAATTAGGACAACCAGTAATCCAGATCAATGTATCGGATGAACAGGTCGAAGATCGCGTGGATGAAGCAGTTTCATTTTGGCGCGATTACCACTATAATGGTAGCCAACTCGTTTATTTAAAACATGAATTAACAGCTGATGACGTAGAAAACAAATACATTACGCTTCCTCAAGGTTTACTTGGTATTCAAGGAGTATTCCGTTTTAATTCAAACACCTCTACAGGACAAGGTATGTTTAATGTTACATACCAATTTGTACTTAATAATCTTCACGATCTTACAAGTTATAATCTTCAAAACTACTATATGACTCTTCAGCATATTGAGTTTATGCAAGAAATTCTTGTTGGCCGCGCGCCCATTCGCTATAATAAGCACGTAAATAAACTTTATC